TCTTGTCATCTGGTGCTTTTTCCATAATGTATGACCATCTCTTAGGAGTGAATAGATTGTGTGTATACACTAATCCATTTGCTGTGCTTAGAAACGCTGATGCTGAATCAAAACTTATGGTAACATTTGGGTTAACGTGTTTCCTTAACTGTCTCTGTATCTGTGTTAGAAAACAAGCCCAGTCCAGTTGTGATGTACCCAGTACGTGAATCCAGTCTTTGCCTTCCAATTTCTTCTCATCTCGCATTATGATCAGTCTTCGTAGCATTACTTCTAGGTCACACATATTAAGACCACCCATTGCCCAACCTTCAAACTCAAAATCTTTCACAGCATCATACCATATCTGTGCTGTGTTCCAATCATCTCCCTGTAGAACGTTTAGGAATTTGGTCTGTCCTAGTCTATTCTTTTGGAAGTAGTTGTTGTTATACAGTGTGCCTTTTAAGATATCTGCAAATGATTTTAAACCAGTTCTAGCAGAATTTTGAGGACCAGATGCCCACGTAGGAATATCCAGTGTCATGGACCAGTCTGCTGTGAGTTCTAGCCAATTTAGAATGTCGCTTCTTACTTTGTTGGCTTTGTTACCTTCAAAGTCTTGCCAATCAAACTGTATCACACCTTTGCCTATTTGATATCCTCCTGAATCGCCCACAATGGTTGAAAACTTTCTGTCTCGATTAACACACATTGAATCTCGATCAGGTGCTTTGTCAATATCTAAACAGGCGTGTCCCGCAGAGTATAATCCTACATCGTAGGTAAACATACCCTTCTCAGGATTAATGAAGTTCAAACCTTCTACACCATTCTCAAATCCGGCAGGAATTCTTTCGTTAGAAATATGAGCGCCTTCTGTTACTCTCTGTTTGCTGATGAAAGTATTATAGAAGTTTGATATAGCAGGTAAGAACTTGGCAAAGTCCCTGTTAAACGGTGATAAATGTTCCTGTTTATGCTCTGACATTATTGAGCCTGTGCTGGAATAATATAACGATATTCTCCAATACCCGAATCAACTGTGACCTGCATCGCACCCTCATTAGAGAAATGCAGAGTAACTTTGGCAGAATCAGACAATTTAAGTATCTGTAATACCTGTGCTACTGGCCAACTCCAACCTTTGTTTAGAGTGCCTTTAACACCTTCAGCAAACACAAACTCCCCACCGTGTGATGCTTGATCACCAAATGTGAATATTAGATTGCCACCCTCTGTACGCACAACGAATGTGTTGTGTTCAGTATTGGCCACAGATTGAAAGTTAAATCTCTGTACACCTGCTACTGTGGGTTCGATCTCCACGTCCCACTTAACACCTTTAAATTTTACAGTCTTAAGTTTCTCGTTGATGATCTCAGCATTCATAAAACGATAATCGTTTTGAAAGTCACCTTTTTCATTCTGAAAGTGAATGCCTGTAGGAACTTCTGCACCGTTTCTTGTGCCTGTTTCAATAGTGATGTTTGCTTTGTCTTTGTACTCTGGACATTTCAAATGAATGTCTAGCTTGTTTAATTGTGGCATACCAAACGTGCCCAACATTTCTTTTTGTGCCTGTTTAAATGTGCCTTGTAGGATTACTGATCTGTCTTCAGCCATAGAATCAATTGCTGTTTCTGATTCTGTGCCTGTGATTTTGACAAGATCTAAAAAGCCTAAACCATGTGTATGTTTGACTATGTCTTTTAATATATCTATCATAACCTGCCTGTTTAATGTTTAAAATTATATTGTACAGGATATTTAGAAAAAAATCAAGACTTTAAAATTATTTTTCTATTGGTATTTCCATTACTTTATACAGCACAGGATTGTCTTTACCAGGCTTTTGAAATATGGCATAATTGGCGCCTGATTTGAATTGATCCATTTCAATGACATCATAACCATTGTCTTTGATCATCTGAGTCATTGCAGATTTAGTATTGTAATTCCAATAGCCTCGTTTGGCTTCGTGTAGATCATAATCATATTCGCAGTTGGCATAATGAATAAACACATATCCCCCTGGTAATATAATTCTATGAATGTCTTTCAAATATTGTCCAATATGCTCTTGAGTGAAGAATGGAAATGTGTCCCAACTGAACACAAAATTACAACTGTTATCTGGTATGTCTGGACAAGCAGTCTTATCTGTGGTGTAAAATTTAATTAATTTGTGCTGTTGTGGTTTGAATAATGCTTTAATTTTATCGTGACACTGTGGCAACACATCCACATAGAAATTCAATCTCCATGGTAAAAACAGTCTGCTGAATTTGCCGTATCCAGGACCAATTTCTAAACTGTTATATAGAACACTTTGAGCACCAGTTTTGGCAAACTGTCCAATTTTACTTTCTATATTTTTAAACAGCAACTGACTGTATAACTGCTCTTTTCTTGCTTCTCTCCACTCGAGGTCTTTTGCAAACCAATCTTTGGTTTTGTCCAATCTATCTATTTGATCTTGGTTATTGATATCTACTGCGTGAGCAAGGTCTTTTAATATTAGAAGATTATCGTCTATTAACTTTTGAAAATCTTGATTTTTAAGTTTTTCTAACTTTTCTATCAGCAATTTTATTTCTTCGATACTCAACATACTTTTACTTATTATCCTATTTCAAACAAACTGTTAAATGTGTTTGTACTTTCTGTGGATCTTATATCCCATTCTAACACTCCAATAAGGTTATCTATCTTTTGATCCACAATTGTGGCTTCCATTGATTCAGAATCAAATGCTAACTCTTTAAACCATTCCGGTAATCGTTGTTCGTCTACAGGATAAGCAATGGATGTATAACCCAGCGGATTGTTTTTTAATTTACACACAATCACTTTAGCACCATCAGTAATAGTCATAGAGTATCTATCACCATACATCTCTTTACACACGTTCCAATTGATTGATGCTCTAACGTGTCCAGGCATATTGGTTTTTCCTGCTTTCTTTTCTTTATTCCAATATTCTGTGATATTATTTGCTCGTTTGGGCGAACCTTTTTCCCATCCTGGTCTTGATTTGAAGTCTGCTCTAAATTCTGATATTCTTGCAAGAACATCCTGCTCAGTTTTACCTGTCAACACATCATACAGAATGTCACTTAAAAAGTCTTGTATGAAAACAGGTGTGTCTGATCTTTTAAGGTCTAATCCCATTGCTTTTACTTTGCCTGCTTTACCTGCTGTGTCCACACGTTCACCTTCTTTATCAAAATACAGCACAGCATATCTTTTCTTTGTGATAAACAGTCCTCGTGATGCCACAAGTTCTCTGCCTCCTTTGATCACTTCTCCTCGTGTTTTAGGACAGTGGAATGCTTTGGTCATGAAACCAGTAAATGTTTCATTCACTTCTTCTGCAATTTTGTCATACAGAGCAATAACATTTTCTTTTTCCCACGGTATATGTCCTTTATCAATGTCTTCTTTCAGAGTTGCATAGGCAGAAAAATACACAGAATCTGTATCACCATATATTATACTTTCTCCCATATGGTCATATTTTCCAGCAACAATCTCATTTACTTTTGCGGCCATATGCCGAGTGATACATCGTCCTGTTAGTGTGACTGATTGTCCTATACGTATATCAAAGAAACGGCATCCTGGATTTAGAATAGCACCATACAGTGAGTTTAAATTAATCTTTTTAACTAATTGTCTTTTATCCCAATACTCTCGTTCAATTTCGTTATCTCCACAATCATACATTTTCTTCTGCATTTCTTTACGTTCAGCATACCAACGTTTTAACAATCCTGGTATAATTGCTTCATATTCATATGTAAAAATTGTACCATTAGCAGATATCATCCATTGACGATTGCCATCAAATATTAAATCATACAGTTGTGACGCACTCATTCTTATACTGGTGCCATCTTCCCAATCCACAATGATCTCTGTGCCTTTGTCTTGATTCATTACTGCTTGATATTCCCAAGACCCAAACTGACCTTCCCACGCAGTTGCAAACGTTTTATTTTGATGTTTGGCTCTGTTAATTTCTGCCGATGTAATTACAGGTCTTATCTGTCCTACTATGCTCTCTGGACCCATGTTCAGTGCTCTAATCACAGATGGATACAGTGAATTAATATCTATGGATCCAATCCAATCGTGTAGGCCTTTTTTAGGAGTGGCCACATAAGCACCTGCCGCTCCTTCGTTGGGAGCATTTTCATCTCTCTTAACTCTGCCTGGCACAATCATTCCTCTTCGATGTGCTTCGTTCACAATGGCCTGCTCAGTCACTGCCACAGCACCCATTGTGGTCTGTAGTAGCACTGTGTTCTGGTGGGCAATCTCATTGGCTAATTCAATAAATTTTAGTTTCTTTTCTAGTTTGGCTAGTAGTGCAGTATCCTGTCTGTTGTATTCTATGAACAGCCCAAAGTCATTGTTGTATAGAGTATCTAATGATCCTTCGTATACAGTCTTCTTTTCGTCTAGCTCATATTCACCGATGGCATCTAATCGATAAGAATGTCTTTCCTCGTAGGTATATTTTCTATACAGTTCTAACAAGTCCAAATGTACTCGACCAATTAAATCATAACTGATCTGTTCTCGACCATACTTTTCAAATGTTCTCTTTCTAGGCTTTTCACCCCAAAAGCACAATCGTCGTGTGTCATCAGAACTCAACACTTTCTGTATTCTACCCACTGTGTAGGGAATATCGTATCCTTCTGAGTTCCATCCTGAAATAATATCACCTTCATCAACTACAGTTAAAAAAGCGTCTAGCATATCTGCTTCTTTTTCAAACAGCATAGTATTACTGAAACGTTCTGTCAGAATTTTTGCATCTGCCATACTCAATCCCTTAGGTGGTACAGCAAAAGTAACCAGTTGATCAGTCCAACTGAGATAACAGGTTATAGCAGTAATGGGCATAAACGGATCGTCTGTGGTAGAATATCCTCTCTTAGGATCAAAGTCCACCTCAATATCAAAGAACACCACATTCAATTTGGGAGTTTCTTTGCCTAGATAGTTTTCTTCTAAACAACGAAACACAGGATTAATATCCTGTTCGTATAATTTTTTATTGCTTCTTACTTTCTGTTCTCGAACAAAGTCTTTAAATGTGGCACATTGAACTTTTTGTAGAGTTTCTCCATGAATACTTCTATGTTTACCTCGAGCATCTTGATAGTAGAACACATAACGAGCATCATATTCTACGAAACGTCTCTGTCCGTTTTTGTCTCGTTCAACCACATAGACTTTGTCTTCGTCTCTTTTATAGTAAGCGTCGATATAACTCATATATTAAATTTATGTTTGTTTCTTGTTAAGTATTCTATTTTTACTTTACTATTATAATGCACATTATCTTCTGGAATTTGTTTCATTTCATAAGCAAGGTTTAATGGACATTCTCCTATATGATTTGACATATCTATATAATTAGGTAACTTTTCAATATGTCCATCTATTTTGGTTACGTTATTTGGAGGATTAGTGTAATCATAATAACTACTCCAATTATATGGTATTTTTAAAGTTTTACATAATTCAATACCTCGAAAAATTTCGTGTAGACTTAGGTCATATTGACTTGTTTCAGATTCTGTATCATACATATAAGCAAAAAATCTTTTTAACATATCACAACTCTTCCATGAACCATTAATACCACCACTTGCTACCCAATTTCTTTTACCTGTTTTTCTTTGGAAATCATAGTCAGGAACTGTTACTTTAATATCTAAAGGTATATCTATTCTCGATAATCCTGTATATTGAAGGTAGACGTAATCAGGAATGCCTACATAATCAATCCATTCGAATAATCTAGCAGTAATATATCTATTACCCATTCCTGGCATAGATAGATTAATATAATTAGTATTTTCCGAATCTTCAGTAAACACATTAATAAACTCATTATGCAACCGCATTCCATTACTACAACCTATTAATAACACTTTTTTCATTACTAAAAAAATACTTTAAAGTTTCCTATAATATTCATTATAGTAAACCATGAAGCCAATACGCAAGTCCAAATTATTCTTCTTCTAAAACTTGCATAGGCTAGTGTGCTGGATCCCATTAGATACAAAGGAAATATTATCTGCATATCCGGATGAGGAGATGTAAAGGTTAAAAAACAAGATCCAGCAATGGTTACTGCAACAGAAAAGACTTCTAAATAAAATGCTGTCTTATCTGTGTTATAACTGTTTACCCAAAATTCTTTGAGTATTTTTAACACTAAATTTTACCTGCCGCCGCTAATATTGAATCTAATAGATCCATATCATCCGCTACAGATTTATAATTATCTTTGTGTGCGATAGTTATTGCTTTGGTTAACATACCTGGTTTAAGTTCTAACTCTTCTGATACTGCTTTTACAGTGTCTTTAAGACCAGATCTTAAATCATCTATTTCACCTAATACTTGTGATCCTTGTTTGATCAACTGTATTAGTTTTTCTTTTTCTGCTTCGTTAAAGTTTCTTCCTGACATTTTATCTCCTTGTTGTGTGTATTATAATACTTTTTTTCTTTTTAATCAACAACTTTATATTTTACCATACTGTTGAATAAAATTATTAATTTCGTTAATTACTGTACTTTCCAAATCTCTAAAACCATGATAACCCATGGAAAATGTAGGACTACCTTGGTCTGTACCTCCGGATAATTCAACATATTTTGCTAATTTTATAGTTGCAATAGAGTTTATATTGCTGACAATTTTTTTTGCAACAGATGTATTTGCTCCTATAGTTCGATCATTTACGTGTTGAATGACTAATAGTGGTTTATTAAAAGGATTATAAAAGTATTCCATTGAATCTAAAGACTCTTCCCATCTTTGTTTCCAATAAGGACTTAAAAAAATCATACCTTTATAAAGATTATTATACTGATTAAAATCATATATTAATGATAACATTGCACTGCCACTGCAATGACCCATTAGCCATACGTTAGTATTTGTCAATTTTTTAATATAATGAAGTATACTTTCTAAATCAATGACAAATTTCATTACTTCATTAATCCATGGATATTTTGATGATAAAATTGTTTGACCATTTTTTTGCAATAATAATTTTCGTATAACTGGAAGTTTATTGCCGATGTAATTTTTAATTTTATCATTAAAATATTTAGGATCTTTATTAGTTAACATAAAAGATGGATTAACTAAAAAAGAATTCCAAGCGTGTTCTAAAGCATATTCCGGATCTATAATAATAAAATTTAAATTTTTTTCTCGACAATGTTCATAAAATGGCATAATCAATCCATCGGGCAAGATAGTAGAATCTATAACATAATATTTGCCATCGCCACCGAGGACAGACACTACGGTATCTGTGGCATTTTTGTTTAGTAGTGCAAACAGAGTATAGTTATTATTGTTAATAGTATGTTTTGATACTTGTAAATTATAGTGTTTTTTTAGACGTTCTATATCTTCATTATTGATTTGATGACCATGTTCTTGAGCATCACCGGGTTCACCCAGTTTACACCAACCACGTGGACTGCTGATGTCTAAATCAAATGTTTTCAATTTAGATACCATATAATGTATTATTTTCTATTTTGTATTCTATATACCTTGTAAGGAACTAGCACTAACAACGGTGCCGCGGCCGACATAGCAATCACATAAAATTTTGATATGTCCTGGGTTTGTAAGAATACGTTTGTGAGCAACGACAGTGCTATAGAACCAGCAATAACTTTCCATTCTAAGTCTATCTTATTGACAATAATATACACTGTAGGTATGACTAAACTCAATCTCACAGCACCAAATGTCACTAGCAGAAACCAGAGATCAATTTTTAATTGTACCAGAGCATAAGCAATAATACAGAATGATAGTATAGATATTTTAGCAACAGTTCTTTGAATCTTTTCGTTTTTGAATTTTGAAGCAATAATAGATCCAACACTGTGTAGTGAACTATCCATGGTGCTGGCTGATACTGATAGTAGTCCAGTGATAAACATCACTAATAGTATGGCTCCACCATTGTTCTGTATGTTTTCCATTAGTCCATATATGTTTTGACTCTTAACTCCACCTGCCATTGCCGCCCAAGCAAGTATACCAAAACCCAACACAGCAATAAGATATAAAGTACAACCTACACCAAATGCTTTTAACACATTCTTTCTGTTGCCTAGAGCAAATACTCTTTGATACAATCCGTTATCACAAAATGTTGAGCTTGAAATGATTATTAATAATGTTAAAAAGATATCTCTAATATTTGTGGTTGTAAAAAATGCAAAAGGTTTGGTTTGATTAACCTGCTGTATCACTTCTGACAGTGACGACATATTGTTGGTTACAAGCAATCCTGTAACCAATCCACCTGTTAATAAGAATACCAATTGTAGAATATCTGTTCTCACAGTGGCTTTGAATCCACCCATCATGGTATAAACACAAGTGGTTCCAATAATCAATGCTGTGGCAATGGTATAATTCATTGAAGGGAAAAATTCAGCAATAACACCCAGAGCAGTCACATTTGATGTGAGTGTATAGATTGTGGCCAGAGCATAGATAAAAGCAAATATTCCACCCAACTGTTTAGATCCAGTTTTGACGCTAACATAGTCGTCCATATTGTAGAATTTTTTATAATCAGAGTGTGCCGCCACATAGTACCCTGCGATACTCATCAACACCACAGGTATAACCATGGAGAAGGCAAATATAATGCCTGACGCTACTCCTCCTATATTACTAAATTTTGTTATGAAGAAAACACTGTTGGCCCAAAAGGCTGTTGCTCCTATCGATAGAGCAATGTATCTCCAATCAGCATTTCTGCCGCCTATAAAATACGTATCATTGTCTGTGGGTGTTTTAAAAGAATAAAATACAACTGCGTTAGCAATGACAAATAATGCAACTGCTAGATAAGGTATGTAATTGTCTATCATATCTTGTAATTATATGATGGTATACCTATAATGTCAATTATTTGGTTTGGGGTTTTTTGTGAACTGTGTAAGTGCCTTTGGCAATGTCGTAATCTACTGGCTCACCTGTGAGTGCTTGGTAAATCTTTGACAGTAATCTAGGATCAAACTCTTTTTTACCAACTCCTGTTTGAGGCACTGTGATTAGACTGCTGATTATTTTTGGAAAATCGTTTTTAGAAACTACTAATTCGCTTTCTTTAACATCTTGTGCAGTCTTCTCTGCTTGATCTAAACGATCGTAGTAGTCAGGCAACTCATTCAAATGATCCAGAGCAATTTCTTTAGCAGTTTCAAAATCTGTGGTATGTTCTGCTTCTACCTTTAACCCCTTACGCAATTGATCCAATATGTCTTGTACAGACATTCCGTGCTTGTCAGCAATCTCTGGTATAGTGGGTGTGGGTACGTCTAATACATTTTCTTCCATATTGTTGGGATTAGGATTTGATGGGCCTGGACGACCTTCTTCACTTTCTCCCATCATATGCACAGGCTCGTCTATAAATGCTTTAGTCTTTCTTAGCCCTCTAGCACCAGCACTGACAGGTGCCTCTGCTTGACGATCTGCTCCCACGTGTCCTTGATCTTTAAGACGCACAGTCTTGTCTAGATAATCTTTATAACTGAATATAGGTATGTTGCTCATTTGTGTGTATTTATTCCCAAAGCACCATCTTGAAACGTTCTTTTTCAATGCCAAAGAACTTGGTCTTCCAAGCACTCTGCTCAAAGAAACCCAAATGATGCCATTCATCCTTGCGAGCCAGCATCTTCTGAGCGGCATCTGTCCAATCCACAGACAATAGAAACGGTTCTATCTGTTTCTTTTTGTCATACACTTCATTATAATCAAATCCGTCCCACTCCCAATGTAGCACTTCAAACACATTGCCTTTTTCATCCACATAGTCTATGGATATGTCCAGCCCCCATTTGGCTCTCATTTTGAGTATTTTATATATGAGATGATTGGTTTTTGCGAATGCTTGTAGTTGTGCTCGGGCCTCTCCTGCGTAACTCTTTCTCTCAAAACAGAGAGCGTGATTGATATGAGCACCTGTGGTCACATTCTCTCCTATGAACCAATCGTATTTGAGAGCATAGTGATTAGGACGATGCCAACGACCTTCCTGACCATTGGCCACAGCATATTTTATTTCTAGTGGCGTTAGATCATAACCGTTTTGATCAAACAGTTCTACATCTTGTAAGTTAGGCGTGTAATTATGATTGATAGGTTTTGACCAAACTGGGGAAATATTAAATTCGTAATTAGTCAAAGACAGTTTCATCTTATCCTAAAAAAGATTTCACTTGTTGTTCTAATGCGTTTAATGTTTGAGGTAACGCTGACTGTTTCTCCATGGAGTTATCAATCTCAAAGAAACGATTACCAAACATTTCACGGAATCGTGGCACATTGGCTTTGACAGCACCAAAATTGCTCAGCAACACTTTCTCTGGTATGCTACGCTCACGATCACGATTGCGTCGTATTGCTGTTTCAATATCAGCATCCACATATATCATTGCGGTGTCATAACCCTGTGCTTCTAATTCTGTTTTGGTGTCTACCACCCTAGCCAATGATCTGCCCGTGGTGTCTATCAGCATACCCAGACGCTCCTGTTGGTACATCTGTTGCTGTTTGCCTACGATCTGTTTGCTTCGCTGTCGCTCGATCTCTCGAGGAGTTTCTTCTTCAGGAGGCATTTTAAGACTTAAATTTTTATTGCGTAGCAGATACTTGAATGCGGCATCTGGATTGACCTGTTTCAGTCCATAGAATATGGATGCCAGTCGTCGTGCTATGAATGTCTTGCCCGCCCCCGGCACGCCCGCGAAGAATATCGCTTTGTTCTGATATGGATCGAAACGACCTTCTATTATCTCAGTTATCCTCATAATCGTGATTGTGGATTCTTTTTTAAATCCCACACTTTTAAAGTTGGGTCTTTCCTTAATAGTGCCGCGATGAACCTTCCCACGCCCATCACTATCTCGCCATCCACCATGATGGAAGGTTTGGCCGTTGCGGCAGACATTTTCATATATTTCATATATCTATCTGGATTTTTGTCCAACTGTCTAGCGGCATTATATTTCACATCTATATTCCAATTTTGATTTATACGATCAACAACTTCTTTGGGAGATCTGCTGATAGAATCTCGATTCATCTCTTTTTGCAACAGTGCTTGGACGGATACTGTTCGAGGCATAGCAGATTGTAGATCCAACCCATTGACAAAAGACAATCCATCTTCGCTGGGTTGTTTCAATACCCATTCATCGGCCATTTCATCCTGTAAT